GTATGATGTTGCGCGGCTTGCTGTCCGAGGCGGGAGGTGGCGACCAGTGAGCCTCCACGTCATTTGCGGCCCGATGCGGAGCGGGAAAACGGCAGAACTGATCCGGTGCGTCCAGCAGGCCAGGGTAGAGGGGCGGGAGGCCAGGGTTTTCGTGCATGAGCTAGGGGTCAACCGGACCGGTCACATTCTGTTCAGCCGCAGCGGCAAGAGNATTGTCGCCAAGCCAGTGCGNTCCCCAGGCGAGGTTTACGGCGCTGATGTGCTTGCCGTCGATGAGGCGCATTTCTGGGACCCATTCCAGGTGCGCCGGTTGGTCGAGTTGTCCCGCGACCATGAGGTCATCGTCGCCGGACTGGACACGAGCTTTCGCGGCGAGCCCTTTGACGGCATGGCATACCTGTTGGCAATGGCCGACAGCGTTACTAAGCTGGCGGCCGTATGCGCCCGCTGCGGTGAGCTAGCGACCCGCACCCAGCGGCTAATCAACGGGGATCCTGCGCCGTGGGACAGCCCCGTCATCCTGCCCGGCGGAGACGACGTGTACGAGCCCCGGTGTGTCGAGTGCCACGAGGTGCCGGGGAGGCCGGAGGTGAGCGATGTATGACACTGCAGGACGTCATCAACGAGGCTATTGCCAACGCTGTCAGGGCCGGAGCAGAGTGGCACGCCATTGTGCAGTGCCAGCAGGACTCCGCCAAGGTCGGCCGCCAGCAGCGCCAGTGGCTGCAGGACCCGCGCTACCAGCAGATGCTGCGGCACCACCAGCGGCAGGCTGCGGAGGCCATTGGACGGGCGATCCTGCGGCTCGCAGTGGAGCAGGAACGCCCGCGGTAGGCAGCGCTGTTTGGCGAGCCCGAGGCGGAGACGGTGAGCGTCGTGGAGGAGTGAGCTTGAGGTGGCTATCATTTACTGCGACAAGGCAGAGCGCGTGGCCGACATCTTGCCGCCTGAATCGGTGCAGTGCGTGGTCACGTCTCCACCCTACTTCGGCCTTCGGAACTACGGCGTTGAAGGGCAGATCGGGATAGAGGCGACACCGGAGGAGTACGTCGCGAAGTTGGTCGAGGTGTTCCGCGGGATTCGCCAGGTATTGCGCCCAGATGGGACCGTATTTCTAAACTTGGGCGATAGCTACTGGAATAGCAACGGGTACGCACGAGCGTCCGCAAAGTGGCAACGTAAAGGACGCAACGATGCTCCAGCAAATGACCGCAGACTGCCCAAACACGACATCCTCAAAGTGAAAGACCTTATCGGAATCCCGTGGCGGGTAGCCTTCGCCCTCCAAGCGGATGGGTGGTACTTGCGGTCCGACATAGTTTGGCACAAACCGAACCCGATGCCGGAGATTGTGGCGGATCGACCGACGAGGGCGCACGAGTACATTTTCCTGCTTTCCAAGAGCCCGAGGTATTACTATGACGCCTACGCGATTAGGGAACCAACCGTTAAGGATGAAAATGCGACGCGAAATAAGCGTTCCGTCTGGACCATCGCTGTACAACCATCCCCCGGGGCCCACTTTGCGGTGTTCCCGGAGAAACTCGTCGAGCCGTGTATCCTGGCCGGTACGTCGCCGAAGGCGTGCCCGAAGTGTCGCGCGCCGTGGAAGAGAGTGGTGGAGCGGGAGAGGACAGGTGAACGCTGGGAGCCGACCTGCACCTGCGAGAACAACGACGGTTCCGGCAAGTGCATTGTGCTCGACCCCTTCGCTGGCAGTGGCACGACTTTGCTTGTTGCAGAACGTCTTGGCCGGGAAGGGGTGGGCATCGAGATTAATCCTGAGTACGTAGAGATGGCGAAGCGGAGGCTGTACGAGGTAATCAAGTAACAGGCTCAGGAGGTGAGCTTTGACAATGAACGTGATGAAGCTGATTGACAACAACCTGTCATACAGCGAGCGAGAGGTCATCACCACACTTGCCAAGTTGTACCCCAACGGCGGCCCTGTGGTGTTGACCAGCATAGCGGACCGTGTTGGGTACAGCCGATCCACAGCCACCATCGCCTTGCGGAAGTTGGCGATGATCGGCGTCGTCGAAACCCGCAACATGGGCATGAAGGGCACATACCTGAAGGTGCTTCAGCCGAAGGTATGGCAGGCGCTGGCGAGGAGGACGGAATGATATGCGCGAGCGGTTGAGAGTGTGGTTTAGGCGGCTTCGGGCGTGGAAGCCGTGGACTCCTAGGTGGGCGTTTGTCTTCTCCCGCGCTCCGTATGAGCGATACGAGGTGTTTTTCGGAAGCAAACCGGAAGTCATGTCCTGGGCGCAGCAGGCGTCCTTGCACGGCGTGATCCTTGTGGACGACTATTCCGTTGACACGCCCTTGGCGAAAAAGACGGTTCCTGTCCACGGCAGGTTCTTCGTGGCGCGTATACTCNCTTGGGGCACGCACGAAAGGTGAAAAGGTTCCTACAAGCCCTTGAGGGTGAAGGCCGTTGAAGCGATCGTACAGCCATGTGTATATCTATAAGCTCTACCGAGCATACATGATGTCCAAGTACGGCCCAGGCCCGTGGGCGGATGTGCCGGAGGAGGACATGTTCTACAACTGGCGGGAGCGCCATTTTTCGACCAGTGAGCTTCCCTCGGATGTGTTCGTCGGTATCAGCCAAGCCTACAGCGAGGATATTCGCAGGCGCAAACGTAGCAAGAAGTCCTCCGGCTCCCGTAACAGGCGCGTGCGCAAAACGGCAAAACCTTTCAGAATTACCCGCTACCCGATCGGCTTCTAAGCCGCTCCGTTATCGCATTAGTGTTGACACGGCGGGGTTTACATGCTAGTATATACTCAAGCCGCATTGTCTATAACGGCCAGGCATGTGCGCCTGGTCTTTTGTTTTGGGTGATAGCGTTGGCTGAACCGCCTCAGATGCTGCTAGCAAACATCCTCAAAGAGGCTATTGACAAGGCCCGTGTGTTCAGCGACCGCTTTATCGTGCCCGACGACTTCATGCTAGGCCACCCAGAGCGGGAGAAGATGATCGTCTACCTCAAGGCTTTGTCCTGGAAGGGCACCGAGAGCGGCGCGGCGGACAGCGCCCGTGTGTCTGTGTGGAAGGTCCGCAACGAATGGCGCAAGCACAAGGAGTTCGTTGAGATGGAGCAGCTCGCCCACGAAGCCTGTACGGACCTTGTGGAAGAGACGGCGCTCATGCTGGGCTACCTCAATGGCGATCAGAGGATGATTGAGCGCGTTCTCAAGGCCCGGCGCGGTGATCGCTACAACGACCGCCAGGAGATTACCGGCAAGGGCGGCGCTCCGATTGAGTTCACCATCAACCTGGGCGGTGTGCCGAGGCCGCAGAGGCTCGAATGATACGGGTGCGGGAGTTTGACCTCTCAACCGTATACGTGCCCACGGAACGCCAGCGGGTGTTCCACTCCTGTCCTGCCGATGTGGTGTTGTACGGCGGGGCTGCTGGCGGCGGCAAGTCCGAAGCCTTGTTGTGGGAGGCTTTCATCCAATGCGTGGAGACTCCCGGCAACAAGGCTTTGCTTTTGCGCCGCACGTTCCCGGAATTGAATCGCTCGCTGATCCAGCGCAGCTTGGAGAAGTTCCCTCGCAGCGTTTGCGAGTGGAGAGCCAGCGAGAAGGCGTGGTACTTCAAGAATGGTTCTGTGTTGGAGTTTGGGTACTGTGAGCGAGAGTCCGACGTCCACAAGTACCAGTCGGCCGAGTACGGCTTCATCGGCTTTGACGAGCTAACCCACTTCACAAAGTACATGTGGACGTACCTGGTCGGCTCCCGTCTTCGCTCCACGGTCCCCGGTGCGTGGCCGAGGGCCAGGGCCGCAAGCAACCCAGGGAACATCGGCCACCTTTGGGTCAAGGAAATGTTCGTGGACAAGGGCCTGCGGGACATCGTTTGGGAGGACGAGACGGGAGTCCGGTACGCTTTCATTCCGGCCAGGGTTCAGGACAACCCACACCTGCTCAAGAACGACCCGGACTACATCCGCCGCCTGCAGAGCTTGCCCGAAGCGGAGCGCAGGGCGCTGCTCGAAGGCGACTGGAACGTGTTTGCCGGGCAGTATTTCCCCGAGTGGCGTGAGGACATCCACGTCGTCGAGCCTTTTGAAATCCCCCGCTGGTGGAAGCGGTTCCGTAGCTTGGACTACGGCCTGGACTGCACGGCCTGTTACTGGTGGGCGGTTTCGCCGGAGGGCAAGCTCTACGTCTACCGTGAGCTTTACAAACCCAACCTGACGCTCACGGAGGCTGCTGAGATCATCCTCAACATGACGCCGAAAGAGGAGATTATCAGCTACACCGTGGCCTCCCCCGACCTGTGGAACCGCCGTCAGGATCGGGGCATTTCCGGTGCAGAGATCATGGCCCAGGCCGGGCTGAAAGGTTTGGTCCCGGCTGACAACCGCAGGGTTCCAGGCTGGCGGGCGTTGCGGGAGGCGCTCAAGCCCTACGACGACCTGAACAGCGAGCCTGACCCCGTGACGGGGCAGCCTCGTAAGACGGCCCGCCTGCAGATATTCCGCAACTGTTACGAACTTATCCGCACCCTCCCCGCTCTCGTCCACGACGAGAACGACCCGGAGGATGTGGCAGATGAGTGCGAGGACCACGGTCCGGAGGCCATTCGGTACGGTATCATGTCCCGCCCGCCGAAGACGGTGAGCCAGCGCGAGCTGTACGAGCGCAGGCGCAGGCGGGAAAGGCTTACACGCCCTGTGGTGAGTTCCATCACGGGATATTGAGGGGCTAGGAGGCCAAGAGCGACCATGCCGTTTAAATCAAAAGCCCAGCGCCGTAAGTTCTACGCCATGGCGCAGCGGGGCGAGATCCCGTGGGGGACGGTCCGCGAGTGGGAGCGCAAGACCGGCAAGCGCAAGCTGCCGGAGCGTGTGGACAAGCGCAAAGGTGGTAAGTGATGGCTTCTCCACTGGTGCAAGTAGAACAACCGACGTTTCGCCTTCCTGCCGACTTCAACCGCGAGGCGCGCACGGCAGAGCTTGTCACTCGTTTCGCTTACGCCGAGTCGTGGCGCAAGCAATACGACTCGAAAGCGTTGGAGTGGTATAAGCTCTATCGTGGCTGGCGGGAGAAGGCTCACATTGAAGGGCGTAGCAACCTCCACATCCCCAAGACCTACGAGTACCTGGACTCTATCCGGGCGAGGATTGTCAAGTCGTTCTTCTCTACACGCCCGTACCTGGAGTTCATCCCTCGCCCGTTTGTGGGCGCTACGCCGGAAATCATGGCCGAGAACGCAGAGAAGGCTAAGGTCGCCTCCGCTCTTGTTGACGAGCAGTTGGACCGCAACGGTATCAAGCGAAAGTTTTACGACTTCATTACGTCCGTCCTCATCTTCCCCGCCGGGATCATGTCGGTAGGCTGGCGTGTGGAGGACCGGACGGTGCGTATCCCCATCCCTCGCCTTGCCAATCCGATTGACGTGGTGTACAACGGGGCGCAGCCCGAGTTTGTTGTAGAGTACCAGGAGATTTCGGAGCGTGTGTGGGACGACAACGAGATTCAGGTCGTGGATTACTTTGACTTTTGGCCTGATCCGAGAGGGTATGACCTTGANTCTTGTAGATTTGTTTTTCAACGTGAGTGGCTGTCCAGAGAGCAAATTGAGCACAAGCTGACCGTGCTCGAAGAAGCAGGTCTCGGGCGTGTGTTCCCTATTGACTGGGAGAAGGTCCATTCTGCTTCCAACATCCAGGACGGGCGCTATGAGCGCATGAGCGCNGTAGGACTCGCGCCCGAGACTAGCGACGGCTTTTGGGCCGACGAGAAGGGTGTACGCATTGGCCTGACCTACGAGGTCCTGCACTATTGGGAAGACCAGCGCTACGCCATGCTCATCAACCGCTGCGAACTGGCATACGAGGGTCAGAACCCGTACTGGAAGCACGGTAAGAAACCCTACGTGGTCGCCAGCTTCGAGCCGTTGCCTAACGAGTTCTACGGCATGAGTGCTGTGGAGATCATCCAGCACTTGCAAGAGGAACTGAACACTCAGCGGAACCAGCGTATTGATAACGCCAGCATGATCCTAAACCGCATGTGGAAGGTGCGGCGTGGAGCCGACATTGACGAGTCGGAGCTTGTCAGCAGGCCACACGGCATTATCTTCGTGGACCAACCGGATGACGTGACGGAGATTTCGTTTTCCGATGTTCCCTCCTCCGCTTACATTGAGGGCAACGTCATTGAAAGAGACATGGAAAACGCTCTCGGCGTGCCGCCCGTGGTGCGCGGTGTAGACCCGTCCCGCCAGGAGACGGCTACGGAGATTGTGACCAAAAGCTCCTCTGCCGGTATTCGGTTTGATGTCAAGATCATGCTCTTTGAGGAGCTAGGCATTAAGCGTCTAGCTATGTTGATGGACCTAAACAACCAGCAGTTCCTTGACCAGAGCAGGGTCGTTCGCCTCTTTGGCGAGGACGCCAGTATGAAGTGGGTGATGGTGGAACCTGGGGATTTAATTGGCGAGCGTGACTACCTGCCCAGCGGTTCCAACGTGGACCCTGCGGCCAACAAGGAGCTGCGCCGCCAGCAGTTGATCCAACTCATGGCGCTGGCGGCTCAGAACCCGTACATCGACCGCTACGAGCTGACAAAGATGCTTATCCAGTCATTCGACGTGAGGAATGTCGAGCGCTTGCTCCTGCCGCGTGAGGTTGTCGAACAGCAGATGGCGCAGATGTCGTTACAGCAGATGTTGCATGAGCAGATTGTGGCTGGGCGGGTGCCAGAGCGCCAACAGAATTCGGATCGCAGACAGCTGCAGCAGCCGCAACGGCCTGTTCTCTACGGCCCGACAGGGCAGCCGATTTCAGGAGGTAGCGTGCTGTGAGTACTCTGACCACACGGGAAGACGATGAGAAGCTGGCTCGGCTGGCAATGCACGACGGCTGGCCCGTGCTGGCAAGGGTTCTTGATGAGTGGATTCGACGGGAGGCCAATGACCTGGCCTCCCGTAGTTTCAATGACCTGCTCGAAGTCGGGCGCTCTCAAGGGCGCATGAAGGCTTTTGAGCAGGTCAAACAATTCGTCGAGCGCAGGCTCGACAGGATTAAGGAGGGCTAACGTGCCTGACAACGTGCAGCACATTTTCGGCTTGAGCGATGAGGACGTTGCTGGGGTCCCCGAGACGGGAGACGCCCCACATACGCCCGAGGCTCAGCCGGACCAGGCCCCGGAGACTGTGGACACACATCCGCAGGACGGCCCCGATAAGGGACACCCGGACACGGATGTGGGGGCACAGCAGCAGGGACACCCTGGGCAGAAGCTGTGGGCAGGCAAGTACCAGACCCCGGAGGACCTGGAGCGCGGTTACGAGGAGCTTCAGCGCAAGCTCGGGGAGCAGGGCCAGCAGCTTGGTACGTTGCAGCAGCAGTACCAGCAGCTTTTGGCCTACCTCCAGCAGGCGCAGGCGGTGCAGGGCTATCAGCAGCCCGCTGCACAGCACCCTGCACAGAAGCTCCGAGAGCCTGAGCCCGCCATGAGCCCTGACGAGTTCCTGGACAAGCTGGAATCCGAAGGGCCGAAGGTCGTGGAGCAGCTCGCGGAGCGTGTGGCGCGGAGGCTCCTTGAGCAGGAGGGCCAGGGGATTGGTCAGGCGTTGGGCCAGCTTCTCGGCCCAATGTACCAGCATTACATGCAGGCCCAGCTTCGGGAGCACTTCCAGGGGCAAATCAAATCGCTCAAGTCCAAGTACCAGGACTTTGACGAGTACCGGCGAGACATGTTCGAAGTCGTCAAGGAGCAGCCTGCGCTTTTGATGCAGTCTGGCGGTCTTGAGCTTGCGTACCTGGCCGCTAAGGCCCGCAAGGCGCAGACCGTCCAGCAGCAGGTGCCGCAGACTGCGGCGCTACAGCAGGCGATGGACGTCACGAAGAAAGCCGCGCAGATGCCCTCTCCCACCGCGGGCAATGCCCACAGGCAGCAGACGAAGCTGCCGCCTGAAGAGGTCATCAAGCGGCAAATCTTCGGCGACCCAGGGCAACCACAAGGAATCTTCGGCTAAGGCGGGGATTCAGCAACAGCAATGACCCCACAAGCTAATAAGCCTGTGGGGTTTTTGTTGCGCCTCGCTGAGGCCAACAACATCGGCGGAGGTGCAACTGAACAATGGCTTTCGATTACGGACTTTCCACCCCTGCGTCCAACTCCCCCGTTACTACTTTCGGGATTGACCGTGACCGCAGGGACATTGACGTTTCCAAGGAGATCGCACGCCTCATCCCTGATGCGAACCCGTTCCTGGTCATCCTCATGCGGGCAAGGAAGCGCCCCACCAGGACGGCGGAGTTCTACTGGTACGACTCTGAGCCGGGTGCATGGTGGACCCAGGCGGACGGCAGTGTGGATGCTAGCACGAATCAGATCGTCGTGGACGATCCCACTATCTTCCGGACCAGGGACATCATCAAGGTCCCGCGCACGGGCGAGGTGATGTTCGTCACGGGGGTTGACGATGCGACGAAGACTGTCACCGTTGTTCGTGGTTACGGCGTGACCACGCCTGCGGCCATTAATGACAACGACTGGCTTCTGAGGTTGGGCAACGCGATGGAGGAGTTCAGCCGTGCGCCTGAACCCAAAGTCGCCCAGCCTGTGAAGGAGTACAACTACACGCAGATCTTCCGTCGCCCGTTTGACCAGTCCATGACCAGCGAGCGGGAATCGCTGAGGACCAACGAGACGGAGCGCGCTCGTCTGCGTCGGGATCAGGCCCTGGAGCACCGCCTGGACATCGAGCGCGCGCTGCTGTTCGGCGAGCGCAAGGAGGACGTGTTGAACAAGCGGCGGATGACCGGCGGCTTGCTTCAGTTCATCAAGACCAAGCACTACGACGCGGGCAACAACCTCACCGAAGACAAGTTTGAGGAGTTTTGCGAAATGCTGTTCCAACACGGATCTCCGCGCAAGCTCCTCGTCTGCTCCTACCGTGTGGGGTCCATCATCAACAAGTTTGCCCGTGATCGGATTGAAACCCGTAGCGGCGAAGAGACGTATGGGATCCGGCTCAAGCAGTACAAGTCGTTCCACGGCGACTTGTACATCGTTCCGTCTAGGACGCTGGAGAAGGAGTATCAGGGGTTGGCTTTCGGCGTGGACATGGACTACATCGAGTACCGCCCGCTGAATGGCCGGGACACCACGCTCAGGACCAACATCCAGCTTCCGGACGAGGACGGTTGGCGGGACGAGTACATCACCGAGGTTGGCTTGTCGGTGCGGCTGGAGAAGGTCCACGCCGTGCTGCACAACGCTGTGTAACAAGGAGGGGCCGACAAGGCCCCTCCCTAGTTCGTTTTGGGGGTTGAGTTTCATGGCTAAGGTAAAGACCTATCGCAGTCCGAGGCTGGGGCTTGTTATCAACGCCGAGCCCGAAGTCAAGCGGATTGAGTTTGTTAATGGTGAGTTCAAGACGGACGATCCGAAGCAGCAGGAGTACCTGGAAAAGCACAGGGGCTTTGGCTTGTGGATTTTCTGCGACGATGAGCCGGTAGCGGCTGAGAAGCCTGTGGCTAGGAAGGGTAAGAAGTCTGAGACTGTGGATCCTGCTGAGGTAGACTTGAACATCTGAGGAGGCTCCTTTCATGAGCCAGGGTATCCACTTGCCCGCTCCCCCAACGCTTTGGATTACCGGGGAGGGAAGCACAGATGGCTAGCGCTTATACCACGGATGCCAAGAATGCCATGCTGAATCACTTGGCAACCCTGGTGAAGTTCGTTTCGCTCCACAGTGACACCCCTGCCACTGCGGCCAACGAGATCTCGGGAGGTGGCTACCAGCGCCAATCTGTAGCGTGGAACACAGCAGCCAGCGGTGCTCTTACCGCTAGCGATCAGCCTGTGTTTACCGTTCCTGCTGGTGCCCGAGTGGTGTCTGTTGGTTTCTGGTCGGCTGCAACGGGTGGCACCCTGTACGGCTGGGCTGACGTTACTGAAGAGGTGTATGCGAACCCTGGCACCTACACCTTGCAGAGCATCACTCTTGACCTGAACAAGTAAGGAGACGAACGTGGACGAATACCTCCGGTGGGGAGAAAGCGAATGGGGAGCTATCTGGGGTGTTCCTCCCGGCAAGCCCCAGGTGACTGGCGGGGGCGGTATCGTAGTCACCGCCAGAAAGTCCGTCCTTGCAGCTGTCACCCTCACCGGAAGCGGTTCTCTTGGAGGGGCAGGGCGCAAGTCCGTTAAGGTCCAGCCCCTGCTACGGGGCGGCGGATCGGTGGCCGTCGTCGTAACAGCCCAGAAAGCCGGGCCCGTGGCGGTCAGTGGCGGTGGCGCACCGGCTTTGCTCGGTGCGAAGGCTTCCTGGGGCGCACCAGCGATCACCGGTGGGGGATTGCTCGCAGCGACCGGCCTGGCCCTGGAGCGCCTGGCTGGTAACGCCGCGATTACCGGTGGCGGGGCACTCGAAGCGCACGGGCACAAGGGTGCTCACATAGCTGTTACTCTAACTGGTGGGGGAAGAGGAGTCGCAGTTGGCTTCAAGGCCGGAGGCGGTCCCGTTCTTCTTTCGGGAAAGGGTTCGGCGCTCGTTGACGGGAGCAAGAGCCTCCGAGTGTTGGTTGTCGTCCGCGGTGGTGGAGCGATTGACTCAACCGGTACGAAGGAAGCTCGGGTGGCTCCAACCGTTTCTAGTGGTGGAAGCGGGTATGCGACTGGGCAAAAGGGGGCGTGGGTGACTGCAGTCTTGAGCGGCGGGGGTGAATTGGCTGCCATTGGCATTGGCCCGTTCTGGAGTTATCGCCCCCCTCGCTCCGGCCCGTGGGATCCGCAGGGCAAAGCCTCTGGCATGTGGGAGCTTGTACCTCCTCATCAAGGCGATTGGATCAGGGAAGGGAGGGAACCAGCGTGACGGGGCTTGAGATCAAGAAAGCCGCGGAAACGTACATCGAGGAGTTCATCGACGATCCTGATGCTGTGTATTTCATCAACTTGGCCTTGAACATGCTGGGGGATATGGCCCTGATTTATGAGGTGGTTCGGGGAGAGATCAAAAACCCGGACGAGTGGTACGAATTGCCTCCCACGGTGACAAACGTCAGGAAGGTCGAGACGGCACCGGGCGTCCCCTATTTTGACTATGAGGTGATGGACAACCTCATTCGCTTTAGGGAGCCAGGGGTTTACTACATTCACTACCGCAGGATGCCCAAGCCGATCACGGGCATTTTGGAAACGCCGGAGGTTCATCCTGCGTTTCACAGCGTGCTTATAACGGGCCTCATCGCCTTGTGGAAATTAAAGGATGACGATGAGAACCCCGACGGGCTGCGCCACTTCCGGGAGTTTAAGGAGCAGGCCATTCGGGTCTATAACATCCTCCAGCGAGTACGGACCCCTAACGTGGTCAAGGTGATTCGCTAATGGCAAAGTTGCTTCGCAGCTACTACGATTTCAGGGGCGGCCTCAACACCGATGCCGCCCCTGACAATTTAATGGACAATGAGTTGGTCCAGGCTGATAACATTGACCTGCTCGAACGTGGCGGGATCACCAAGCGCAAGGGCTATATTCGCCTGAACAATGTGTCTTATGGCGGTCAGGTGGAGCAGATTTTCGAGTGGCCCCGTGACAACGGCGAAGTCTGGCTCATGGCCGTTGTGGATGTGGCGGGCACCCCGAGGCTGTTTCGGGTGCGAGAAGACCAGGGGTACNNACTGGAGGAAGTAGCGAGGCTGGCCTCACCACGGGTCGGATATTTCTTCCTTCAGGATAAGCTGTACTTTGTGGACGGAGCGAGCTACCGAGTGTGGGATGGGGAAACGGTACAGGACGTTCCGAACTACGAACCGGAGCCGCCCGAGGATGGGGAGCAGCCCGAGGATGGGGAGCNGCCCGAGGATGGGGAGCAGCCCGAGGATGGGGAGCCGCCCGAGGATGAGGAGCAGCCCGAGGAACCTGTCATTAGCGATCTGACTCCCATCCGTCGGTGCCGCTTCCTCGTCCGTCACCCCAACAGTTACCGAATCTTTGCGGCTGGTGACCCAGAAAATGCTTCGGCCCTCTATTACAGCGAGCCCAATGAGCCCGGCTTCTTTAAGAAGGTAAGCGTCCTTCACCCGACCACGGGTGACGGGCCGGTGCAGAACATCGTTGCCTTCGGGGATGCGCTTCTTGTTTTCTACCGCCACAGTGTGTGGGCCTGGCGCGGCCTTGACCCCGAAGAGGATGCAACCTGGATCAAACTGCCGACCGGCGTGGGGACCGACGCCCCTTACAGCATTGCGCTGACGCCGGGTAGCTTGACGTTCTTCGGCCAAAGCGGAATCTACGCTCTGTCCCCTGCGGTCTTGGACATGAACGTGACCATTGAGCCCACGGAGGGCCTGATTCTAAACTTTGCGGCCAACAAGGTTGAGGCGCTGCTTCGGCAGATCCGTATCCCTGAGCGTGCCGTGGCCGTTTTCGACAGCAACAACCAGCGGTACATGCTGGCCTACGGCGAGGGCGAGGATGCGGTCCGCAACAACCGCATCCTTGTCTTTGACTGGACACTTAGAGCGTTCACCCGGTACACCAACCTGTTTGTGAACGACTTCTGCCACCGGCTGAACGGCGACCTGCTGGCAGCGACCAACGGATACATCCTGAAGATGAACACGGGCTATAACGACCATAACCAGCCCATCGAGATGCGGGTGAGGACGAAGCAGTTCAATTTGGATCACCCCTTTCACAAGAAGAACCTGCTGCGGCTCTACATCGGGTTCCGACAACCGGAGCAGGGGACAAGCCTGTTGACGTTGCGGCTATATGTAGACGACATCCTCCGGGGAGAAATCATCGAGGCCGCCCTGTACGAGAACTTCGTGTGGGGTGAAAGCAAGTGGGGTGACATCTGGGGTTACCGCAGTACGGTGACGACCAGGACGAGGATTTACGGGTCGGGTCACCGGGTGCAGGTGGAGTTTTTCAACGCCCAGCCGGACGATCCGACGACGATCTACGGTATCGCCTTTGAGTTCAGACCCAAGCGGGCGAAAGGGAGGTTGCTGTAGACGATGGCGAAGCCGAAGCGCACGTTTACAGGGCAGGAGGGCCAGCGGTCTACCGGGACTGCTGGCCCTGATGCTATCCGTAGGGACTTCGATGCAGCCTTTGCCATGTTTGACCCGAACGCTATCTTGCCTGACGGTGATGCTGGCGGTATCGGTGCCGAGAACATGAAGCCCGGTGCGGCCACTGACGAGGTGATAGGGGACCGGACTATCAACGACTCCACCACGCCCAGCAGTGACACCGGCAAGCTGACCACACTTCTCAGCAACCTGGCAAACCGTATCCGAGCGATCATGGGTACGTCTAGCTGGCGCAGCGGGCCTCCTACCACCTTGCAGGCGGCGAAGGATCACATTGACGCACCGGCTCCCCACAGCGGCCATGAAACCCCCGCTGGGGCGCAGGCCAAGGTGGACGCTCACGCCAACCGCAGGGACAACCCGCACGGCGTAACGAAGGCCCAGGTCGGCCTTGGAAACGTCGAAAACTACGGCATCGCCACCCAAGCCGAAGCAGAAGCCGGGACAGCAAACAACAAGTACATGACGCCGCTTCGCGTCGCGCAAGCGATCGCGGCGCTGCATGCAAACCGGCGAGACAACCCTCACCAGGTAACGGCAGCCCAGGTCGGGGCCATCACCTCTGTGGCCGGAATTAGCAATCCCGGCGGTGGCGTGGACATCGTGGCGGGGTCGGCTATCAGCATCACGAAGGATACGACCAACAAGCGCATTGTTATCAACGCCCACACCGAGGGGGCGGCCCCTGGCCCTCACGCTTCGACCCACGCCTCTGGAGGCTCGGATCCCATCACTCCGGCGATGATCGGGGCGGAGACGCCGAGCGGCGCGCAGGCGAAAGCGGATGCCGCCAAGGCGGCGGTGCAAGCTGACCTTGACAGCCATAAGGCCGACGGCGGAGCACACGGGGCGACAAGTGCCGCGACGCCCAACGCGATCATCCGCCGCGACTCTGCCGGTCGGGCCAAGGTGGCGGCGCCCAGTGCCAGCGATGATATTGCCCGGAAGGCCGAGGTGGACGCCGTTTTGTCGGCCCTCAACACCCACAAGTCAAGTGGCGACCACGACGGGCGGTATTACACCAAGAGCCAGCTTGATCCCATCATACGTAATCTGCTGCTCGATCGCTGGACCGTGGTCCCCAGCGGCACGACGTACGACCTGTACGGCGTCGCCTATGGCAACGGCCTCTGGGTNGCGGTGGGGANCGCCGGCACGATTCTGACCAGTTCGGATGGCACCTCATGGACTTCTCTTGCCAGAGAAACGTTGATGCTCCTGTCGAGTGTCGCCTATGGCAACGGCCTCTGGGTNGCGGTGGGGANCGCCGGCACGATTCTGNCNAGCACGAATGGCACGTTATGGACTTCTCGCACCAGCGGAACCTCGACCAACCTGTACGATGTCGCCTATGGCAACGGCCTCTGGGTTGTGGTGGGAGACGCCGGCACGATTCTGACCAGCCCGGATGGCACCTCATGGACTTCTCGCACCAGCGGAACGTCGTCCAACCTGCGGGGCGTCGCTTATGCTAACGGCCTCTGGGTNGCGGTGGGGNCCNNCGGCACGATTCTGACTAGCCCGAATGGCACGTCATGGACTTCTCGCACCAGCGGCACGACGTCCCACCTGTGGAGCGTCGCCTAT